CCTGGCCCTACAACTGGAATAGCAGCAGTCGAGGCAAAAGCATTCAATGATGCCATTTGCTGCATCGCTAGTGCATTCATTGTCATGGCTGCTGCGGCGCTGGCTTCTGCTGTTTTCCCCATAATTTTCTGGACAATGTATGCAGCAGCAAGTTGAGCTAAATTATTAGCAATCATGGTAACCATGCTTTGCCCTATACTCATAACAAGACCTTTAAGAGCTTCTTTTGCTGTCTCAGTACCTGACAGGAATCCTTCTATAGCGCCAGCAAATCCGGCCTGTAAACTTGAAGCCATTTCAGTTTGCATCATATCTACATTAAAGGTAGTTTCTTCAACTTGGGCAAACCACTCATCCAGATATGTTTTATTCTTTTCTAAGGTATATGCGTTTAACTCATCATTTAAGCCTTTTACGGCTTCGGCATGAAGTTCGTGGCTAATAAATTGCTGAGCTAAACTTTCGTCTAGTTCTGCCCTTTTTATTTTCTGGGTGTTTATAAATGCTTCAATTTCAGACTCACCCAATCTAGCCATCTCTGTTGCACTAGCAATAGCTTTTTCTTTATCAGATACTCTTTGCGCCTCAGCCTGCTTTGCTGCTGCGTCCTTTTCGGCGGCAGTTTTTTTCGTTGCTTCAGCTTCTTCTTTCAATCGAGCAATATTTCGAGAAATCGCTACCGCACCTTCAATATTTTCTTCAGTTACTCCGGCTGTTCTTGCTTGGTATTCATAAAGGGCATCTCCAGTTAAACTTAATGCCCAATATTCATTAGCTAAACTGTCAAAATAGCTTTTATTTGCTTCCTTTGACTTTTTCGTTTCCTCTCGAATTTTCTCAAGATTCAGAATGTATTTTTTACCTCTCAAAGCAGTTTCTATATACTGCTCTTGCACTCCTTCAAGCCTTAACTCATGACGTAAAAGCTCATCTCCCGTCAATTCTAAAGACTTTCTTTGATTCACTATTCCTTTTGCATAATCTCTAGTTTTTTGATTTATATCAGATACGCTATCAGCTAAATCTTTATTTGACGTTTTTAAAGCATCTATTTTTGTCTGAAGCTGTAGTGCTTCGTAGGTCATTTCTTTAAATGTTTTCTGCCCAGTAAATATTTCCTTCCAGTCAAAACCAAAATTAGTTAATTGATCTAATTCTTCCTCAAGATCTGCAATAGCGTTTTTGTTTTCTTCAATCTTTTTTGCTGCATCTAACCGTAAAAATGATCTTTGCGCCTCAGTAGCATCATCGTAACTATCTGCTAATTGATCCATTGCTGAAGAAAGGCGATCTGCTGCATCTCCAGTTTTCATCATATTGTTATAGATTGCGCCAGCTAATATTGCTCCAAATGCAATGAGAGCACCATAAACAGCGCCAGACTTACCAAACACAGAAGCCAACTGCGAACCTTGCTGTCCAAAAATAGTAAACCAGCTAGTACCCATTTGGGCCTGCACCGCTATATCCTGCAATTGATATGATGCTTGCTGCGCTTGACTGCGAAGGTCTTTCATTGGAGCTACGTTGCTGCGAGTGGCTTTTGATAAATCGCCTAGCCCTTTTCCAGCCTGTTTTTCTACTAATATTTTTTGTTGATAGGCATCTATTTCATCGTGTAATGCGTTTATTCTTTTAATGTCTTCATCTGTAGCTTTTTTGGTTTGAGCTTTGAAGATAGCTAATTCTCTGGCATTCATACCAAGAACGGCAACTTGATTCTCTAAAGTTGTGATTAAAGATTTCGCGCTAGATTTAGTTTTATCTGTACTCTTAGCTGCGTCTTCAGCAGCCTTAGAGAAGACTTCAAGATTGCCTGTAGCCCTAACGACTCCATCGCTATCTATTTTGATGATTAACTCTGAAATATCAGCCATTTTTATTCGTCTCTTTAAAGTGCAACATATCCAAATGGCATATAGCATCCACTTCAAATATTGATAATTCTCCGTAGATGCTCATGTAAGCCTTAATTTCGCTATAACTTATACGGTCAGATGAAACATTCTTTAAAGAGACAAACAATGACCAGATATATAACAGCTCATCGCGAAGTTTAGGCTCCTCATCCAGTTGCTTTGGATTCTTGCCTATCGTTTTCGCAACCTGCTTTAAACTATCTTTACGGCTAATCTTAGAACCTTTGTCGTACCCAGAAGCCCAGAACTGCCATTTGGCAAAGGTCAACAACTCTTCAATTAGCCCTTCATAAAATTTTTCCTATCTGCTACAAATTTATCTATCTGTGAGCAAATGCCAGGAGAATTTGTATAAAGGTCATGCGCTGTTTGCGGAGTAAACTCAACTTCCTCTTTCCCGCTTTTTAAGCCTTTCCAACCTGCTGTCAGCGAAACCAGCAAATCAATCTCACCACCGTCTTCATTGTTGATCAGTTTTCTATGGTACTTCTTAACGGCTTCACGATATGACTTTGAGTCAATACCTTTAACATGAATATAGAAATCTGTTGGTTTCCCATCCAAAGGATTGGTAATTTGTATTTCTGCCCCTTCCTCATGCGGCACAGCCGTATAAAGGTTTTTAATATCCATTCGTAACTCCAGTTTAGTTTAGGGGCATTTCTGCCCCATTGTGTTAAGCAGCAGAACGCGTAATTACAATTTGTGAAGCATCGTCGGCATCGTATAAAGCTACGAAGTCCAAAGATACTGTCACAGAGCCAGGGCCGCCAACTTCTGGGCTGCCTGAGTTGTATTTAACATTCGGCAATGTAAAGGTGTAATCGTTTCCAGCTAAGTCAGTCAATGTAAACTCAAGGCTTGAAGACGTTTCATTAATGAACTTGTCAATCAAAGTTGAATCTTCAAAGTACGCAGTAATCGAACCACTAACCATTGACTTGCCGATAGATGGCTGCAATGTGTCAGAAGAGCCGATCACATAAAGAGCTTCCATACCGTTTTCGATATTTAGCTCAAGGCTAGTTACAACTGCAATGCTAGATCCGCCTTCAGTAATTGATCCAGTGAATGAGTCAAAAGGAGCCGTAGTAGTTTCAGTTGTATAAGTTGCGCCAGTAACAGCAACGCTGGCTACACTGAAGCCTTTACCAATAACGCTCATTGAGCCAGTAACCATAGAGTTAGGAGCTACCGACAACGACATAGAGTTAAAGTTACATCCAGTAGATCGAAGATACTTTCCGATGTCCTGGTGGTGGCGCTCGATTGTATAGCTGCGGCGAGTAGTACCAGCTTTAAGAACATCTGTATTCCATGTTCCACACAGCACAGCTTCCATTAGGTCATCCAATGAACCGTAAGAAAGCTCGAAGTTAATATCACCAGAAACGCTTTTATTACCATGACGGTAATTAGCAATTTGGCGATCTTCGCGCAATTCTTCTGATTCAATCGAATCTTTAGAAAGACCTATAGTTGTCCCAGTGTGACGAATAGATTTAAACGCTGGAGTTGATGGAGTAGTACCGAATGTAGATTCGACTACATACGCCATATTGTGTCTTGATCCTGTTGCAATAGTCATAAATTACCTCGGTGCTACATGAGCTGTATAATTAATTGTTACTGAAATAACGAAGCGATCTTCGTCTATAAGTCCTGCATTTCTTGATACGTTACCAAGTCGAACATAAACGCCATTATACAGCAAATCTGTACCACGCTTAAAATGATTGGCTATCACATCAGCCTTAGCTTCTGCAATTCCTCTGCCCGTACCAGCAGGAGCAAATACATCAATTTGATATAAGCCTAAATATTCATCTATCCCGGTTGTACCCAATCCAGCTTGAACTGTCGGAGCAGGTAGATGGGTTGGTCTCAAGTATAGCGTATTTTTTATAGGCTTATAGACAGTGTTTTCCCAAGCGATAGGAGATGACCCAGTCAACGTATTAAGTTGTGAATCTAATGCTGCACTAATGTCTGAAAATACTGTACTCATTATTTAATCTCTTGCACTGCTTTATTAATCGCTTGCTGAAAAGCAAGAACATTAATTCTTACCATGCCAGCAGGTGCTTGGCTAGAATGACCAAGATATTCTATACGATTTGCATAAGGTACGTTATTTGTTAACCATATAGCGCCATCACCTTTAAATGATTCAACAACAGCAACAATGTTTGATATTGTCGTTCCTCCGGAAGTATCTCGTGTGTCTAGCGCACCCATGACAGGGCTTCCTAAAGAACACTGCCAATTGCCTCTCAACCGTCCAGCAACATACCCAACAGGAGGTTTCTTCTTCCACAAACTTGGGTTACCGACAGGAGTTGACTTTACAACACGGCTAAATAAATCTATTGCAACAGCTTGAGCAACGTCATTGACGTTTCTTTCAGTCTTGTCAGCAAATTTCTTAATATCTAAGGTGAAGCTCATAGTACACATCCGTTCCAGATGGAGAGATTACCTTCACATCCATCACTCGATAGTTAATGCCTTCAAACAAAACATTATCATCAATTAATGGAACACCTTTTCCTGACTCTACAAGCATCTTAATGTCGCCTTCCTGAACTAATGCGGACGCCTTCTCAGCCTGCGTAAATTGCGCTCTAACGGCTTTTGCTGTAATGGTAGCCGTACTACCTCCAGAGTAAGAACCTGTCGCAGGATTGAATGTAGAGCCTCCTGTGCGGGTTATCGAAGCAATAGCGCCAAAGTTAGCTATTAACTTAGAAGCGGTCTTTCTTAGAGAAGCATAATCAAACACGAACTACCCTCATCGTATTAATTACTAACTTTTGCAACTTAGTCTCAGCCGCAGTCAAATAAGTGTTGGCTCGCGCGCTTCTTGAGTATTCAACCTCAAGCTCACCCACTTTTTCCTTAATTGTTTCTCTTGCCTGGTTTGCTAGTGGATTCTCTCCACCGTCAATCCCAATGCAGATTTCCATCTGAGCTTCTTTGAGAAGTCGCGGGATGTAATCAGAATCAACGTAATAATTATCAATCTCTACGCCATATCTAGGCCACTGTAGATTTTGCTCTATATTAGATTTAGTTCCGACAAACATCTTAGACTCTAAATAGTCCATCGCCTGAATTATCAGAACAGAAGCCGTCCCGGTAAGGGTCACCCCTCTATCTGAGGCATAGGTTGTTAATTCTGCTTCGGAAATATACGAATTTGCAGTTGTTGAGCCACTGCCAGTCTCTACTACAATAGTCGCCATTATGCGTCCTCAAACCATCCGTAAATTGAACCGCCTACCCTGCAAGATTTGTCTACGGATGCAGTCAGCCCAAAAACAATGCCTTCACCAAACGAAGGCGGAACAGGAAAAGAAAATGTAACACTTCCATCCTGTAAATCTACACTACCCAAAGGCAAAAGCAAAAAAGGGTTTACAAATATATTCCCATTATATGAACTTGAAACAAGTCTAATCGTAACCCTTGCATCGGCACTAGAGCTGGAACTGCCAGCTACTGCGCCAGATATAAATACGCGCTTTCCTTTTGGAACCATTCTTGCAGACGAAGTCATTAACAGCTTGTTTATTAATATCTCTGCGTATGTAATGCCGCCATTTAAAACAATGATGTTGCCAGCAGCTTTTAAATCGCTGCCAACTGTCATAACGTGCATTTCATTAATAAAATAAATATCAGTGGCGGCGGTTAATACCGGAGTTAATCCGGCAAGCGTTACTATTTCAGTATGTTCAATCAAGTTTACATCAAGATAATGTAACTCAATTGTTCTAATTCCAGTACCGGCGGCAGAATCATTAACGCTAGAACTTACAATGCTCATTTGAACGCCACCAATGGCAGGCCCAACAAAAGCACCATTTGACCAAATTACAGCATCTTCTTGGCTTCCGGCAAATACTCTTTCACCAAATGCGGCAAATCCGTAAGCGTTTGGAACCTTACCGCGTGCAATGTCGTTTTCAATATTATCAACTGGAAGGCGATCTAATCGAGTAACTAGCTCGTGAGAGGTATCAGCTTTCGCAGAAGTTGAGAGCCTAATACCTTGAGCAGACATTATTTAGCCTTTTTAGACGGTGCTTTAACTTCTTTAGCGGCAGGAGCATCAGACCATTCAACATCAGTCTTGAGCATATCTTCTTTATTAATTACAGCATAACCGTAAGGGTTATCTTTGCGTACTACTTTTACAGTTTCCATTTCTGACTCCTAAAAAGCCACCCCCCGAAAGAGGTGGCTAGTTTCAGACTTAGCCCAACAACAGAGCGGTATGCTCTGGCTTGATGTTTTTAACACCCCAAGCCAAACCAACTTCGTAACGTACTTTTCTGTAGCCTTTGTACATTGCAAATTCCATTGTCAAACCTGAGCGTGGATCAGTGATCAGCATAACGTCTTCAGCCATGTCACCTTCTTCTGGACGGGCAGGAGCGCGAGCAGCAAGAACGATAGCAGAGCGGTTGAACGCCATGTTACGAGCAGAAGAACCAACAACAGTCAGAGCAGTTGCAGAAGTTCCGATAGCCTTACGCAGACCAGGAGCAGCCAGAGTAATAGTGCCGCCGCCAGAAACATCAGCATCACCAGATACAACAACATACTTGTTAGTGTCGCCAGCAAAAGTAACAACGTCACCAGCCAAAAGTGCGCCAGTACCAGCAGAAGCCAAAGTCAGTACAGTTGCACCAACAGCATAGCCAGCGTTGTTAGTAGTAGCATTAGCAGCACTACCAGCAGTGTGGTTGTTAATCTGAGCAGACTCACGCAGTGGCATACCAGCTAGATCAAGCAAAACGCCTTGACGAAGCATAGAGTCAGTACCAGCAGAGTTTACGGCAGATTGCTTACCGATGAAGTTAGCACCAGCAGAAGTATTCAATACTAACTGGTTGTCACTTACTGGTGATCCGTTATCCTTCAGAATCTTCAGTACGTTAGACGCATCAGTGTAGTCGTTAGCAGTTCCGAAAGGAGTGCTACCAGCAGTACCGTAAGCGCGGCTAAAAGTAGACTGAAGGCCAGCCAGGTCAAATTCAACTTCGTTAACCATTGCACGGATTGCCTGAGCAATCTTAGCAGCACGAACGCCCATGTAAGTAGCGCCAGTGTTTAGTTTCTTCTGGTCATCACCGTTAAAACCAAACTCAGCAGCGCGAGACTTGGTGATTTGGATGATAGTGCTTCCAGAAGTTTGACCAGTTGGATCAGGGATGGTCATAGCAGGAGTGATGTCAGATACATTACCTACTGGCTCAACGTCAACAACGATGTTTTGGTTGATACCGGCACGTTCTGCGCTGGCGTTCATAGTTACCGCAGGAATTAGACCTGTGAGTTCGCGTGATACAACATCCAGAGCTTCATAAATATCTGGAACGATTGAGGAGATAGTATTCTCAGCCATTTTAAATTACCTTTCAATTATCAGTTATAGTGCCACCGGACTTCACAAATTCCATCCGTTTGGCTGGGTTAAGTGCCTCAAATTCGGCACGACTTCTTACCTTTGTGGCACCGCCACTATTTGAGCCACCAGAGGCACCGCCGCCCGATGATTGATTGCCTTTCAACAATGCAGAATATCTTGCATCGTTTTTAAACTCGGATTTAAGATCGTCAAACGAACTAACGGTCAAATTACCATTTACGTCTGTAACCTTAACACCATCCTCGTGAAATTTCAATCTACGGCCTATGAACTCACTTAACAACTCAGCATTTGCGCCATCTGCAAGATCAGCGGCTAATTTCATTGCTGTATTGTTTCTTTTCTCGTTCGCTATGCCTTGACGTAAATTATCAAGTTCACCCAGAGTTGTTTCATACTTTTCCTGGGCAGATTTATGAAGTTGCTCATAATCACCCTTCTCTCGTGCAATTCTTTCCCTTTCGGCCTGAGTTTCGGCCTCGATTTCCCGTTTTGCTTGTTTAGCTCGTTTTGCTTCCGTTAATAGCTCTTCCATCTTAGCTTTCATGGCGTTGTTCTCTGCCATTAATTGAGATAGGTCTACTGATGGAGCTTCTTGTTGCACTTCTGCTACTTCTGTTTCTTCACTCATTTAAATCACCTTTTGGTCACAAACCAAGCGATCACTGATCACTTATAAGTCAGAGAATACAATTTGATTCATACTCTCTAGTTCAGAAAGGGTGTAAACCCTTCCGGTTGGGTCAACAAACTTATCAATACCAAGTTTGCCAGCTCTAAATAGACGAGAACGCTCAATTCCTAACGCCTCATCTATAAATTCTTTATTTTGAGTCTTGAGCCATTCGCCGTAGCTCTTTTTTATTGGAACGTACTCTGTTCCCTCTGAACCTTTTGCTTTTCGGTAAATACTACTATTTTCCGCGATAATATCAGGAATAGTTGTTGATCTACACCCGTAATGTGCTGGCGGCATCGGGCCAGAGCCTACCAAGTACTCTTTTTGATCTCTACTCATACAAAGTAATGTTGTTCTTCCATCTAAAGTAGAAACCCATCGGTACTTACCAACTAAGTTATTGTTTTTCCCGTACACGTTTGCTCTACCCATGGCAGCAGCATGATTGATGATGGTAGATATAAGTGAATTGATCTGACGAGACATGATAGTGCGTATAATACTGTCAACTAATTTCATGATGGAAAAAGTCGCTGCTCCAGCTCCTGCACCGTCAATAATCGCTTGTTTGATTTGATCAGTCTTTTTAATAGCAAATGTATTCAGCGCATCCGAGATAATAACACCACCACTGACCGCCATAGCGCTACCCATTACGGCAATTTTAATTTCTTGCTCTGTCGGCAGGATAAATGGCAAAGCAGATGCTTTAATTAGCAAGCTATTTGTAAATGACGCTTCACTCAGGGCTATTTCCTGAGCATCAAACTCAATAAGCAGTCTGATCTCTCGAAATGTCAATTCGCTAAATGCGTCAATGTCCTGAAGAACATCTTTCAGCCTTCGTGCCGCAAAGTTATTCGGCTCTTGACTTAGGCGAGCATTAATCCTTTGACGAAGACGGTTTAATATCTTGACAGCCTCTTTCGACCTGCCATTACCGTAGCGCTGCAAGAATACCTGCCGCCTAGTCGCAGCATCTATCAAATATTGATCAGTA